AGAATCTGCTAAAGGTCACCAAAGACTCAGTGGGTGGTTCCGCAGGCGCTCCCATGGTGCTCCGCGACTGGCAGCAAGGCATGACGGGCCGACTACTCGCCCGGAAGTCTAACGGGCGCTTGCGCCACCGTCAGGCCCTCATAGGCGTGCCCCGTAAGAACGGCAAGAGTGCCCTAGGCGCTGGTATCGCGCTGTATGGTCTGGCGTTCGGTCCTGCGGGTGGCGAGGTTTTCTCCTGCGCTGCTGATAAGGAGCAAGCGCGGATTGTTTTCGGCACGGCTCGCAAAATGATTGAGCTTGAGCCGAGTTTTTCCGGTGCATTCAAGGTTTATCGGGATGCTATCGAATTGCCGGCCACGGGCAGTGTTTACCGCGTATTGAGCGCTGAGGCATTCACTAAAGAGGGCCTAAATCCTCACCTAGTGCTATTCGATGAGGTTCACGCGCAGCCTAATCGTGAGTTGTGGGACGTTATGGCGCTTGCCACGGGCGCACGGCTTGAGCCGCTGATGGTTGGTATTACAACCGCTGGGGTCAAGTCGGATAGCTCTGGTGGCGACAGCCTGTGCTATGGGATGTATCAGTATGGCCAGCGCGTAGCATCCGGCGAAATTGACGACCCTAGCTTTTATTTCGAGTGGTGGGGAATGCCGGAAGGCTCTGACCACCGTGACCCTGACATGTGGCGCATGGCCAATCCTGGTTTTGGCGACATTGTGTCTGAGGATGACTTTCACTCCGCTGTGCTTCGGACCCCTGAGGCTGAGTTCCGCACTAAGCGCGGTAACCAGTGGGTCAGCACCGCGCAGGCATGGCTACCGACCGGCGCATGGGATTCCGTCGCTGCCCCGGATATTGAGATTCCGGCGGGCGCTGACGTGGTGCTCGGTTTCGATGGCTCATTCAACAACGACAGCACCGCGCTAGTGGCCGTTTGGACCCCTGAGGGTGACCGGCTTCCGCATGTGGACGTTGTTGCCGCCTGGGAAAAGCCGCAAGGCTCTGCCAATGGTTGGGCCGTGCCCATCATCGACGTTGAGGACGAAATCCGGCAGGCTTGCCGACGCTGGCAAGTGCGGGAAATCGTCTGCGACCCGTACCGCTGGGCCCGCACATATCAGATTCTCGAAGATGAGGGCCTGCCGGTAGTTGAGTTCCCGCAGTCCCCAGGGCGCATGATTCCCGCAACCGCCCGGTTTTATGAGGCGGTACTAAACAACGGGCTTACGCACAGCGGAGACGCGCGTCTGTCGCGCCACCTGTCCAATTGCGTAATCCGCACGGATTCTCGCGGTTCCCGGCTGTCTAAGGACTCTAAGGGTTCTCCCCGAAAGATCGACCTTGCCGTGTCCGCCGTGATGGCGCTTGAGCGCGCGTGCCAGGAATCGGAAGTAGAGCCAATCCCGCAATTTTTCAGTTGGGCCGACCTATAAGGGGTTACCTATGGCCGATGAACCGAAGCGGCCTAGGTGGCAGATCCGCCGTTCGGCCATTTCTGACGTTACTGACGTTGCCGGTATTGGCTGCGTTGTTTGGTCCGCATGGTCGCTGAATTCCACGCTCGGCGAACTAGTGCTAGGGCTTTCGTTTCTGGCCGTGGGTTGGGCGGTTAGCCGGTGAGCATCGTAAGGAACCTACTGAATTCAGTAGGGTCTCAGCGCTTTTACGCACCATCCGGCGGGGGCGATCCCTGGTCGATTCCCACCAATGGGCAGCTTGCGCCGCTGACTGCCGCAGGAATACAGGTCACAGAAGACAGCGCAATGAAGCTAGTTTCTGTGTCGGCGAGTGTCCGGCTGTTGTCGGATGCTGTCGCAGGGCTGCCGTTTGATGCGGTCAAGGCTGATGGCGCTATCCGGCGCACCCTTGAGCCTCCGCCGTCCATCATCTCCGACCCCTTTGGCGGCAACGGCAACTCTCAGCGGCCTACGCGCCGTCAGGGCTTTGTTCAAATGATGGTTTCGCTACTGCTGCGGGGCAACGCGTATGCGCTGATTACCGCGCTGGATTCCCGGGGCCGACCTGCGCGACTGCGCGTGTTGCACCCGGATCGCGTCAAGTGTGAGTTTGATGACGCTGGCCTACGCACGTACGAAATCGACCGGGAACCGGTAGACGCTAGCAGCATCGTTCACCTGATGGGGATGGGATTCCCTGAGTCGCCTACTGGCCTGAGCGTCATTGGGCAGGCTCGCACCGCAATTGGCCTAGGGCTTGCCGCTGAGGAATTCGGCGCGCGCTTCTTCGGCGAGGGTGCGCACATGACCGGTGTAATTGAGGTCGCGGCGGACCTGGACAGGGATCGGGCGCGAACGCTCAAGGAATCGTTTAGCGGTTCTCACAGCGGCCTGCGCAACTCGCACACGGTTGGTGTTCTGAGCGGCGGGGCCACCTGGAAGCCAATTTCCGTCACTCCGGAAGACGCGCAATTCCTCGGTACCCGCATGGCACAAGATCTGAATATCGCCATGCTCTTTGGCATTCCGCCGCACATGCTCGGCCAGACGGATAAGACAACTTCCTGGGGCACGGGCATTGAGCAGCAAGGCTTGGGATTCCTCGCCTACACGCTGTCTGCATGGCTGGGCCGCTTTGAGGATGCATGGTCGGCAATGCTGCCCGCTGCTCAAACGGCGCGATTCAACGTCGATGGCCTGCTACGCACTGACGCTGCCGGACGGTACGCCGTGTATGGCTCTGCGCGCTCTGCGGCGATTCTCACGACTAACGAAATCCGGGCGCTTGAGAACTTCCCGCCCGTTGACGGCGGAGACGACATTGCCGCGCCGCTGAATTCGAATGTGAAGCCACTCAAGGACACCGGGGCGAGCAGCAGCGCGCCTAAGGCAGACGCTCTAGGGGCTGTTTTGTAAATGACTGATTTTTCAATGCGCGGGACGCGGGCCGCTGGTCTGGAAACGCGTCAGCGTTCGTTCCGCGAGGTAGAGCTACGTGCGGGCCCGGATGGTTCCGGGGGTGACTCGCTGACGTTCACGGGTTATGCGTCTGTCTTTGACACGCCGTACTCCGTGCGCGATTGGCTGGGGGAGTACCGCGAGGTAATCCGGCCCGGTTCCTTCTCCCGCACGCTGGCGGATGGCGCTGACGTGCCGTTCAAGATTAACCACGATGGCATGACCCTTGCGCGGACGCGATCGGGGACCATGCAGCTTTCGGAGGATTCAACGGGCCTGCTGGTCGAGGCGCGGCTAGATCCCGCTAACCCGCAGGTGCAGGCACTCCGCAGCGCGATGGAGCGGGGCGACATTGACGAGATGTCGTTCGGATTCACCGTGACGCGTGAGCAATGGTCCCCGGATTACGGGCAGCGCGATATCCAGGAAGTCGACCTAAACAAGGGTGACGTAAGCGCCGTGAATTATGGCGCTAATCCGGCTACGGCCGGTGCTGCCCTGCGTTCCCGCGATATCGCGCAAATGATCCGCGATCATGCGGACCCTGCGGCGCTTATGCGCACGCTCGCTGAGTCTCTGGGTGTTGAAATCCCCGCTCAGCCAACCGCTGTGGAATCTCCCAGCGGCCTTTCCCCTCTTATGCGTCTTCGCATGATTGACGCTTTTTCCTCTCAGGAGAACCTATGAATAAGCGACAGCTAGTCGCTGATCTAATTGCGAAGCGTAATGAGCTGCGTAATGAGGTCGCCGGCCTGGTCGATTCCGCCCGCGCTGACAATGAGCGTGCGCTATCGGACGTTGAGTCTGCGCGTTTCGACGCTGCGGAGACCGAAATTCGGGAGCTTGACGCGCGGGTGCGTGAGCTTGATGAGCAGATCCGGGCGGATGACGCTTCGGCCGAGATGGAAAAGCGCTATGCGCCGTCCGGTGTCCAGGTGGTTTCTGAGCCTGAGATTTACCGGTCTGGTCACAGCGGGCGCAGCTACTTCCGCGACCTACACCTAGGCCGTAACCGTGGCGACCGTGACGCGCTCGACCGCCTGACTCGCAACACTAAGGCGCGGGAGGCTGAGACTCGCGGTATCACCACCGTTAACGGCGCTGGTGGTGAGTTCGTTCCTCCGAAGTGGCTAGAGGACAACTTTGTCCGCCTTGCCCGTCCGGGCCGCGTGACTGCGAACCTGATTCAGAACATGCCGCTTCCTCCGGGTACTGACTCGATCAACATTCCTAAGGTCAGCACCGGTACTGCGGTTGCGGTACAGGGCACGCAGAACACTGCAATTCAGCAGACTGACCTAGCCACCACGTCTATCTCGTCCAGCGTGACGACTATTGCGGGTGGTCAGGTTGTTTCGCTCCAGCTACTTGAGCAGTCGCCGCTAAACATTGATGACGTGGTTCTGTCGGACCTTGCTGCGGCCTATGCCCAGCAGTACAACACTCTAGTCCTGAGTGGTTCGGGTGTTGGCGGTAACCCGACGGGCATTCTGACCCTTGCGGGCACCACCAACATTGACACGACCGGTTCGCTTACCGTCACCGAGATTTACTCGCACGTGGCTAACGCGATTCAGTCTGTGCATACCGCGCGGTTCCTGCCCCCGGACACGATCATCATGCACCCGCGCCGCTGGGCGTTCCTGTGTGCTGCGGTGGACACGACCGGCCGTCCGCTGGTGCTTCCGGTTGCGAATGCCTATAACCCGCTAGCCACTTCCGGTGAGGTCGCGGCTCAGGGTTATGTCGGGACCATGCTCGGTCTGCCGGTCTACGTGGATGCGCTGATCCCGACCAACCTGACGGCGGATGCCGGTTCGGGTGAGGACGCGATCATTGTTGCTCGCCTAGCGGACCTTATCCAGTGGGAAGGCAACGTCCGCGCTGAGGCGTTCGAGCAGACTTACGCCAATCAGGCAAGCGTGTTCGTGCGGCTCTACAACTACATGAGCTTTCAGCCTGCCCGGTACCCGGCTTCCATTGCGAAGATCACCGGTTCCGCGCTGATCGCGCCTACCTTCCCGTAAGCCTGAGGGGGTCCCAGTGCAGTTGATTTACTACACGGGTCAGGATGTTGCGCTCAGCAGCGTTCCGACCGATAACACTGGGGCCCCCGTTGGCGGGCCTGTGACGGTCTCTCTGACTGTTACGGGCCCGTCTGGGCAGTCCAGTACCCCGACGGTCTCCGGGCCCGTTAGCGGGGCGTACAGCGCCGTTGTTCCGTCAGTGGCTTCCGCCGGTGTGTGGCTGTATCGCTGGACGGCCGTAGGCACGGGTGTTAGTTGGGTCTCTGAGGGACAGTTCACGGTCCGCCCGCCGGGCGTTGAACAGTTCGTAGACCTTGCCAGCGTCAAGGCGCACCTAGGGCTACCGCCTGCGGATACGCGTCAGGACGACGAACTACAGGGGTTCATCCTCGCTGCTGCGGATATCGCGCGGGACACCTGCGGGCCCTTTATGCCGGAAACCCATACGCAGTATTTCAGCGGCGGACGGCCGACCATCGTTCCGGATTGGTTGCCGATTGCCAGCGTGCTAAGCATCACCGAGTTTTACGGCCTGTCCGGCTTCGCGCTGACTGAGGAACCCCTAGGGGCGCAGGCAGACGCGTTCGGCTACACGGTCGATTACGCCACGGGGCAGATCACCCGCCGCACCTTTGGCGGAGACGCTGCCCTATTCGCTGCCGGTACCAAAAATATCAAGGTGGTTTACACGGCTGGCCGCAACGGTCAGATCCCGTACACGGTGCGTCTCGGCGCACTTGAGCTAATCCGCCATCTCTGGCAGCTAACGCAGCAGGGTGGCCGACCCCGTTTCGGATCTTCCGGCTTTGATGCGTCAGACCCGGTTATCCCCACGGGCTTTGCCGTTCCGGCGCGCGTCCTTGAGCTATGGTCCCCGTTCCGTCGACCCCCAGGTGTCGCATGAGTATTCCCGCATCTACGGTCACTGCTGCCCGCGCGTACCTATTCAGCGCGCTGACCGCACAACTACAGCCGGACCCTGTGAACACCCGGGCCAGTCTCGTCGTGTGCTACGACATTCCGGGCCCCAATCAGCCGGATGACATTGTGGCAATCGGGCGCGTTACTCGTCAGATTGCCTTTAACTCCCTGGTAGGCGGCGGGGGCGCAGGGTGGCTAGAGGAACGGTACGCCGTCACGATCACGGTGGACGTGTTCCGCGCGGGGGATGAGGATCAGGCAGCGTACACGCGCGCTGCTGCTCTCTCCGACGCCATTTGCGCTGTCGTGCGGACTGACCCTTCCCTGGGCGGAATCGTACTTACCGCGCGACCGCTCAGCGACGATACCGAGGTCGAGTGGGACGACGCGCACATGGGCAAACACGCCACGTGTGAGCTGCAAATTGAGTGCTTCCAGCGCATCTAGAACCTACTGACGCTAGTAGGTTCTCCGGACGGATGGACCCCAAATGCTTTTGAAGTACACCGGCGACGATGAACGCTATTACCCGTCGCTCTCTCTCGCTGCTAAGCCGGGAATCACTGCGGATCTTGCCGAAGATCCGGGGGATGGGCGCTGGCAGACCGTTTCTGATCCTGCCCCTACGGCGGTTTCCGCCCCCGACAGTAAGGAGGCCGTAAATGGCTAAGTCCACTAATCTTTCGTTTCTCGGCATTGCCAAGGAAACCACGCTAGGCACACCGGCCGCGCCTACCGCCTTTATTCCGGTCAAGCCTCCGACCGTCAAGGATAACCTGACGCTGCTGGAGGATAAGGGCCTGCGCGGTTCGATGGTCGATGTCTACGGACAGGTGGCCGGTAAGCTCAGCTCCGAAATCGATTTTGACGGGGACGTGTACCCGGACACCGTTGGTTGGCTGCTAGCTGGCATGCTCGGCGATGTGACGACTACCGGCGCTTCCGCCCCGTTCACGCACGCAATGAGCGTCCAGAATGGCGGTACGGGTCAGCCTAAGTCGTACACGCTTACTGACTACTACGTCGCGGGTACCCGGGCGTACGCGGGCGGCAAGTTCAGCGAACTAGGTCTCAAGTTTTCCGCTGACGCGATGCTGACCTACTCGGCAAAGGTCATGGCGTTTGGCTCCGCCACCGCCACTAAGCCTACGGGCAGCTTTACCGCGCTTCCTCCGCTAGCTTCCTGGATCGGCGCTGTAAGCATTGGTGGCACGCCGCTAACCACGGTCATTGACGGTGAAGTGAACATCAAGCGCAGCGTTACGCCTGTGCAGACCGTGAGCGGCACTCAGGCACCTATCGACATGTGGTCCGGGCCGCTGACTGTCGACGGCAAGCTAACCGTTGTGATGGACGCTGACACTCAGCTAACTAACTACCTCACTGCGGCTACTCCCGCGCTGCTGATCAATTTCGCGTCCGGCGCAGGTGCCAGCGCTACGCAGGTACAGCTACAGATGTCCTCTTGCACCTACTCGGCCGCTGAGATTTCGCGCGGCAGTGATTTCGTGGAGCTGGACATCACGTTTTCCGCAAATGCGAATGCCACTGACATTGGCGCTTCCGGCGGTTTCTCGCCGATCCTTGCCACCATCAAGAATGCCGTAGCGACGGGAATTTACGTCTAATGAATCGTGTAACTCTGCCCAACGGCTATGCGGACCTGCGGGACCCTGCGGACGTGCGAGAGCGTCAGCGGCGACCGCTAAAGCGTATTCAGGCTCAGCTAGCGGCCCGCCCGGCATTCGCTCAGGCGGTTACTACGGCGCAGCGTCAGGGCAAGGGTAAGGCGCTCAGCGCTGACGCTCAGCTCAAGATAGCGGCCGGTATGGGTGACGCGTTTGATCTGCTGGAGGACCTTAACGACTACCTAGTCGTGGCTCTAGTCGCCGGTTGGTCCTATGGCGACGACGTTTCGCTAGAGGCTGTGCAGGATATTCCGGGCCGCGACCTAGACGCGCTCCGCGAGGCTTGCGCGCCTTTCCTCGCTGCGATCATGCCCGATTTCGAGGCGACCCCGGAGGCTGATAGCCCTATCGCTCCCTCAGTCGACTAACCGCAGCGATTGAGGGGAAATTCGAATATAGGGCAGACCAATTGCCGGCCGAGGAATATCGGACGTGGCGGCTCTGCAAATTGCTGCATTGCCCCCCGTCCGCCCTCGAAGATGAATCCGCCGTAACCCTTGATTGGCTGCTGGCCGTAGACGACGCGGTAACTCGCGCGCAGAACAACATGCAGGAACGCGAGGCGCGCGCTAATGGCTAACGATTACGTGCGTGGCGTCAGGGAAATTCAAGCGGAATTGCTGGCCATGCAGGCGCGGACGGATGCGGCTACCCGCGCGGCTCTGCTCAAGGTACAGCGGCAAGCGGTTGTGTCTGTCCGATCCGGCATGCGGGGCCGTCCGCGCTGGGACCGTCGAGGCGCTATCGGCAACGGCGGAAGTGTTCCCGCTGTGAATCTGAATCTGAATCCGCACCACGTCACTAAGGGTGGCGGACCGGGGTCCCTTACTGGCCACCTGCGCAGGGCCGTAGGCAGTGTGAAGCGGCCGAAGATGACCCCTAAGGGGCTTTCCGGCGGCATTGGTGTGGGTGGCGGAAAGAGCATTACGAACCTTTACCGCAATCACGTTGAGGCATCACACCCGTTTATGAAACCGGGCGTTGCTAAGGCCACCCCGAAATTTCCCGCTGTCTGGGAGGCGGCCTGGGCAAAGGCTACCGCCACAAAGAAATGAGGCACCGTGGGCGCGCTACCTCCGGTTTTTATTGAATTTCTCGGCAACGCAACCGGGTTTAACGCGACTGCCCGGGGCGTTCGCACTGAGCTTGCTGCGGTCGAGACTGCGGGCGGCGGGAGCATGGCACGCCTGGGAGCAGTGTCTAAGGCTGCTCTCCTGGGCATTGGCGTTGCCGCCGTTGTAACCGCTGTGAAGACAGTGCATATGGCGGCCGATTTCCAAACCGCCATGACGCGTGTTCGCACAGGTGCCGGTGAAGCCGCTAACAATATGGGGCTTGTCAGTAACGGCGTCCTTGCCATGGCCGGAAAGGTCGGCGAGAGCACTAAGGATTTGACTTCCGGCCTATACATGGTCGAGTCTGCCGGATTTCACGGTTCGGCCGCGCTCAAGGTGCTGGAAACGTCAGCGGAGGGTGCGAAGGTTGGCGCTGCTGACCTTGCCACGGTCACGGACGCAGTCACTACGGCCATGAATGCCTACGGCATCAAGGCTAAGGGCACCACGGGCGTCATGAATGCCCTAGTAGCCACTGAGGCGGCCGGTAAGACCAACATGGAAGCCCTAGCGGGCAGCATGAGTTCCATCCTCCCTGTGGCCGCTAGTGCCCACGTGGGGCTAAATGAGGTTCTGGGCGCTATGGCGACCATGACCATGCAGGGCACCAGCGCGAAGGTTGCGGCCACGTACCTGCGGCAGACTATCGGGCAGCTCAGCAATCCGACCGCTAAGGCAGCGGACGAAATGAAATCGCTGGGCCTTAACTCTTACGCGGTGTCCAAGAATCTCGGCAAGAATGGCCTAGCATCCACGCTGACCATGATTACCGACGCGATCCAAAAGCACATGGGTCCCGGCGGTGACGTGCTAATTGAAAAGCTGAAAAGCGCGTCCAGCAACACGACTGCTTTTCAGAAGGTCCTAGCAAACCTCTCGCCGACGCAGCAAACGTACATTGGTGCGCTGGCAACCATGGTGGGCGGTACTAAGTCGATGATGGCTGCATTGCAGCTCACCGGCCCGCATATGGCTACCTTTCGAAAGAACGTGCAGAGTATCAATGAGCACGTCAAGGCGGGCGGTAAGGGGGTCGAGGGTTGGGCGGACGTTCAGAAGACTTTCAATCAGCGCATGGCCGAAGCTAAGGGCAGCCTGCAAGCGATGGGCATCCAAATTGGCACTCAGCTAATGCCCGCAGCAACGCAGTTCATTCGATATCTCGGACTCAGCGTCGGGTTTCTGGCATCTCACCGGATAGCACTAGAGGCCGTCGGCATTGGCTTGTTTGCCCTGACCGCTGGCCTTGCGGTTGCTACGGTCGCATCCTGGAGCTTCACTGATTCAATTCTGGCTGATCCGCTGACCTGGATTGTGGTCGGAATCGTGGCGCTAGTCGCGGCGCTGGTTCTGCTCATCCTGCATTGGAGGCAGGTTGCCGCGTGGCTTGAATCCGCGTGGTCGGCCACGGTTAACGGTCTGGTAGCCGCGTGGCATTGGCTCGCAAGCGAAACCGTAAGCGTGTGGGACAACTACATCGTAGGCCCGGTAAAGCGCGCATGGCAGGGTCTAGCAAGTTGGTTCGTTGGCGCATGGCACACGGTCACTAACCCGATCGTAAGCGGGTGGCATTGGCTCTGGAACGCGACGCTAAGCGTCTGGAACGCTATCGCCGGTTTCTTTAAGAAGTGGTGGCCGCTACTACTGGTCATTTTCCTTCCGTACATCGCTGCTGTAGTGGCCGTGTGGAACCACTTTCACAAGCAGGTTTTTGGCACTGCCAAGTCAATTTGGAATGCGGTTGCCGGATTTTTCAAGGCTGTTTGGGCTGCTATCGCTGGCGAGGCCAAGTCGCAATGGGCCGGTATCGAAAGGTACATTATCGACCCTATTTCCAGCGCGATAAGTGCAGTGCGCGGGTACTTCAATTCGGTACGTAGTTGGCTGTCTGGAAAGTGGGGCGAAATCCGCTCGGCAGCTTCCTCGGTTTGGGGTCAGGTCGAGTCGGCGATTACTAAGCCGCTACTCGCCGCGTACAACTACGTTCACACTAAGGCGGTGCAGATCAAATCCGCGCTAGTGGCGCAGCTAACGGCGGCACGGGATGCGCTAAAGTCGGTCGGTTCCTGGTTCACGTCGATTGGCAAGGCCATTATTGACGGCATTGTCAGCGGCGTAACGCACGGCGCGGGAGCACTTTCCGGGGCGCTCAAGGATGCGGCAGGCAACGCACTGAGCGACGCTAAGCACTTCCTCGGCATTCACTCGCCCTCTCGCGTGTTCGCCGATCAGGTAGGCGCGTGGATTCCGCCCGGCATTGCGCAGGGTATCCGGGCCGCCGGTTCCGTTGTCGGTGACGCCGTTAACGCTGTCACGGGCGAGGCCGTACGGTCTCCCTCGCTGAGTCCGGCGCTGGCGGTCCCCGTGCGCCGCAACACTCCGACGGTTCATAACGTCCACATTGAAGTTCACGGAACCGTGGTGAGTGAGAACCAGCTACGCGACACCGTCCAAAAGGAATTTCTACGGCTAGGCGCGCGAAACTCTGCCACGTGGCAGGGATACCGGCGCTGATACTACGGGGGAACCTACTGACGCTAGTAGGTTCCCCCGGTTAGGTGGGGGAGTGAGCATCAATCCCAATTACCCCGTGATTGAGTACGCATGGGGGCCGCTGTACGGCGCTGGCGGGGGAGCGGCGCAGCCAACCAAGAGAGTCAACGTAACCGAGCGCACGCAGGGCACAGCGGGCACACAGCGCGGGCGTCAGTACGAACTAGATCAGGTGCAGTCTGGCACGCTTACCGCGACGCTGGGCAACGTCGATGCGGCCCTAGACCCTACGAACGCTGCTGGGCCCTTTGCGGGCGCTATACAGCCGTTCCAGCCGTTCGCCATGCGCGCGCAGTACCCGCCTACGGTTAACCTCCTGACGGCCCCGCAGGCGACGGGCGGTGACGGTTTCACCGCTGGACTGATTCCGGCAAACCTTTACGTTGAGTCGAGGGACCCCAGCGCGCAAATCGTGGCCAGCGCTACGGCTTTCCAGGGATCGAACGTCTTTCAGTTTGCGGCGCTGACTTCCTGGGGAAGTGGCACGGACATTGCGCAGACAGCGCAGCCTGCCGCTAAGCCGGGTAAGACGTACACCTGTCAGGCATGGGTGCGGAACATCACCCCTGGCACTTCCATGCAGGTCAAGGCAACCATTACCTACTACGACACCAACGGCGCGCTTACGGGCAAGGTAAGCGGAACGATTGCGACGCTTACCGGCAGTGCTTCGGCCGCATGGTCGCAGGTGACCGTTACTGCCACGCTTCCGGCGAATGCCTACGGGCTACGCGTCGGGACGCAGACCAATGGCGCAATCGCCGCTAACTGTACGGTGCAGATGGACGGATGGCAGCTAGAGGAAGGGTCCAGCGCTACCGCATGGGTCCAGCCGGGCACGTGGTATCCCATGTATTCCGGTTTCACTGAGCGGTGGCCGCAGGCATGGAATCTCGATAACACGTACAGCGTGGTTACCCCGGAAGCCGCTGACGCGCTGGCGCTGCTTTCGCAGGTACAGCTATCCGATCCGCTGACCAGCGAATTGCAGGGGCACACGCCGCGATTTCTTTACAAGCTGGACGACCCGCAGGGCACTACGGCATTCGCCGACGATACGGGCAACTTCCCGCCCGCTCAGCTCACCAATAGCAAGTATGGCAATGGCACTGTCACTGCGGGCGCTGATATCACTGCCGCATCTACGGCGGGGACGTTCGTTTCCGGCGGCACGGTTACGAATTTCTCTAATTCGCGCACCGGCCCTACCGGAACGTTTCTGAATTTGACATCGGCCGGCATTGTGGGGCCGCAAGCCACCACGTTTACGCGCCTTATCGCATTTCGATTCACGGGCACTCCCGACGGAAACGAAATCG